ATGAAATTTCAAAAATCATTGACCTTCACTTTGTTATCCGTCGCTATTGCAATCACTGCTGGTTGTACAGCTCAGGCTGAAACCGCTTCGGCAAGTGTTACCTCAGCACCTCAACAAATTGCTTTTATCAAAAACTGTAAAGTTATACAGCAGCGCGCTATGACCACAGATGAATTCGCGGCTTACCAACGCTTAGAAGCTGTTGAGCAACAAATGGAAGAGCTGCATTTACCTTTAAAAGCTTTTGAAGCAGAAATGGAGCAACACAGCGAACGTATGGCTGAGCTTTCAGATCTTGTGCATCAGGAAGATGAACACAGTATTCGTATAGATAAAGTTAAAATGGCTGAACAGCACAAATTAGCCGAAGAAATTCATGAAATCACAGAACGCCACAGACCACATTTCGCAGCTTTAGAACAAAAAGGAGATGAAATCAGCGACATAGCTGATGATTTTACCGACTTGCTGGAGAAGTCTGCGCCAGCCGGTGGTTTTGATCATATCCAGGTGATATCGGATTCAGGCAAAACAACTGAATGTTACGACGATGGTATTAAACTGATTTCACGCAATTAATCTTCATCTTGATATGAAAACCATATAGGTTGATATGTATGGTTTTCCTGTTTAGCTTATGCATGTATTCTAATTAACGAGTTTAACGCTGCAAAGAAAGATTTATATCGCAAGTAATAGCATATAAGCAGCAGAACAATAGTCATGTGGATTTAGATATCTGATTGATAAATATAGAGATACCCCTTTTAACCACAGCATGCTTAATGTCGCATAATGATTATTATGTTAAATGTCTTATTTAGGTTGAATCTGCTGTTTATGCTGGTTTTTTTATGAGCGCCCCCAACACTCATAATTTACCTAACTTAGGGTTTTGATGGTTTTAGTTAAAAAGCGTGTGATAAGGCCTGTTTTATGCAGTTAACTTTTAGCGGGAAGAACCCGTTTTTTATAACTACATGGAATAAGTAAGGCTAAGCTAATGAAAACACAGTCTATAGAGAGTGCAAAAAATAAAGGTAAAAACACTAACTCTACACGTCGTAACAAAGGTGAAAGGCTAAATGACTTCTGCGAAATGTACCTGGTTGTGTTCGGTATCAATGAAAGCAATCATGATCGGGCGGCTGAATTCTTTGGAGTTTCGGCCCGAACCTGCAGGCGTTGGTTCGCAAGTAACACACCTCACCCTGCTGCTCACCGCCATTTAAATATCCATTTTGCTGGCTATCTGCCGTATGCAAACGGTTGGGCTGATATGCGTATAGATGAACATGGTGTTTTGCATACGCCATATGGCCGATGTACTGCCGGTGATTTGGCTATGTTGTGGCGTTATAAGTGGTCAGCTGCGCAAACAACCCGAAGTCTTAAGGCGTTAAATGTCAAAATTCAGACTATGCAATCATCCGACAAACTGCAGGCGCTGGTTAATACCGCCCACAGCCTTACTATGCTGGTGAATGATTTATCCGGGCACAGTAAAAGCGGTTAAAATTCTTTCTGGCCATGGAAGCCTTGCAGTATTTTCCGTGGCCTTTTCTTGTTTTCTTTGATGTTATTCACCTGGCAAGCGACGCCACATGATCCTTTTCACCCGTTTTTTATTTCAGTTTTGTTTTCGGTTAAGTTGTTGTTATTCCTACCGTTTTAAATTCACGTCAAAATTAAGGCAGTTCCTAAAACCTCACGGAATCCACGGAATCCGCTTTTATTTCATGCACTTAGTTTTTCACTATGCCACCAACTACGCTGTGCAAAACTGTAAAACACTGAAAAAAACAGCACTCTTTTCAGATCCTCAGATCCTCGCAAGCCTTTAGAAATGGCGCGGCCTGCGGTTATGGACTGTAGGGGCAAAAAACTGAAAAAAAACGCAAAAACAGAGCGCGCAGGAGGGTGAGGAAGAGTGCGGATTCCGTGGCGGGGTTTTCCCTTGGCGCTGGTTTCCGTGATGCGGTGCAAATGCGCCCTTTTCGCGCTTGTGGTTGGCTGTGAGGCGTGATCAGCGCCCTACTTTCGTTCGCTGCTGTCTTTGTTGGTTTGTTGCGTGGTGGTGCCGCTCATTGAGTCGCTTTGTTTGATGCCGTACAGCTATCGTGTTGCCGACTGCTGTAGCTGGTGGAGTGGAAAATAAAAATGGCCGCATTTTGCGGCGGCCATTTTTCCTGAGTGAGGTTGTGTTTTGGTGGTTTATGGCATTGAACACCATGCCACTAAGAATATGGCAACTATCAAAACTAGGCAGCCATTTCTTGTTTCTTTAATATTGGTATTCTCTTCTGGCTTCTTTTTGCTTCGACTTGGCTCTTTTCGCCAAGGCACCTCAATAGCGTTTGGTTTGTGTGATGCCACCGCTTTGTGGAAATCGCTTTCGTGCACGATAGTGATGTGGTGGCCGTTTTTCTTTAGCATTACTGCTGCCTCAACTTTTCTACCGTAACAGGCGAAGGCCCAGTCTTTACTGCCTTTCCCGCCTACAATTAGGTAGTCCACACCCTGATGGACAGAATCTGCAATGCCACCGCCGAGCTGTTCAATAATCCACTTAAACTCCGTTCTGCTGTACTTTTCTGATTCGCCTGTTAGGCAAAATACCGATTCAAAGTTAATTACTGGATTAACTGCACATAAGTTTCCTATGCTGCTTTTTTCTTTGACCGCTGGGTTTACGATGGTTTTATTGTCGAATATAGATACGAACTCGCCGAATAGCTTCATCAGTTGTTTATGTTCTTCTGCATCAATTTTTTTGTCTGCCATTACTGTTGTGATCAGCGTATGTACTTCTTCGTAAGGCCAGATTTTTTGTAGGTGCTTATGTTCTTTCAGCCATTTGGTTAACCCTCTTAGCTCTTTTTCTGTGATCACTCCATCTGCACCAATTGCACCAATGACTGCATGCAACCTTTGCATGTCGGCAGTAAATGAGCTGTAGTATTCGCTTGATGTTAGTTTGTTGCATAACCACTTGATGTCTTCTATTTCATCCAGTGTTACGACGTTATCCTGTATGGCCTGCTCAACTACTGGCAACAACTCACTGAACGGGTGAACTGTTCTTTTTATTCGATGGTCGCTAAGCCAGTTTTCAAGGAACTGTATCTCTGTGTTATTTACTTTTCCGTCTAAGGTAATGCCTTCAATAATGCCTATCAGTGAATTGATCGACTTTTCAAAATCTGCCTTACCTGTAATTGATTTCGTCTGTGCCATGAATATCCCTTATTCATTGTTCCCCCAAGGAGTGCTTAAACTAGCCGCTTTAGTTTTATTGTTCAAGTTTAGGGACGGCTTTTGCCTTGAGCTGGGTCACGGATAGTTTACCCGGATAGTCACATTTTTTTCCGAACGTCTTGTCACACTTTGCATCGACCGTCGGGTCACAATTGCTCTGGCCAAGTCACGCTAAAATGACCTGGCTTTGTCACACTGGTTTGCCTGAGCCCAGTCACGGTTTTATCGGCCGGCATGGTCACGTTTGGCTTTTGTTGTCGACTGTAGTTGTGGATGGCTATTGGTGCCGGAATGCACAGACAAATACAACTACACTGCAGCATGTTTTTGCTGTGGCCAGCGTAGTTATATTCGGCTTTGTGTCCTGGTTATGTAGATGAATTTGACTGTGCTGAAGCGTAGTTGTGGCTGGCTATTTGGTGATTGGGTCGAGCCTGTCTTTTTGTGCTTGGGCTTCGTTGGCTTTGGCGGTGAATGCGGCGGCCTGATCAGGTGGTGGCCCTGCATGAGTATGGCCTGCGCATTCGGTGGCTAGTGCTTTTACTGTTGCCATCAGTTCGGACAGTAACTTAAGCACGTTTTCGCCTTCGCTACCCAGCCATGTTTTTGGGCTGCGGTGGTCTTGCTCTGCGCTGGCCGTTACTTTGCGGGTTTGGCATTGCAGTTCTGCCAGTTTGCCAATGATGTCTTTTAGGTTTTCTGGCGTTTTGTTTTCAAAGTTGCCGGTGGCGTCTATTTGCTGGTATACGCCATCTTTGGTTTGGGTGCGTGCTTCGCCTTCTTTTATTGGCGGCAAGTTGAAACCATACGGCAGAACTGTACGAATAAATGGTTTATCCGGGCGGCCATAGGCGAAGGCTATTTCGACAATGCTGCCGATGGCTGGCGGTTGCATGTGCCCTGCTTTGTCGCCTGCGCCCATCAATGGCAGTGGTACGGCTTGCAGTACTTTGGATTTGGTGGCGGTGCCGTTTTCGTCCAGCAGTTGTACGTCGACTGCCCAGCGTGGGTAAAACGGGTCGCTGCCGCGCTCGCCTTCTTCAGTTGGCAGTTCTGGCAGTGCGATCACTTCGCCCCAGCGCGGCAGGTGCAACTGTGCTGATAGCTCGGGGAACAGGCGAAGTAGTATTTTTTTAATTGCGGCTTCCACGTTTACCCCCTTACCACGTTATTTGCATATCGGTTTTTTTGAATTCTACTTTTTGCACTCTGGCGCCGTTGGCTATTACGTTGGGCCGTATTTTTGGGGTGGCTGGTATGGTGGCTGTTTTGCCGCCTTGCTGGTTTGTCATCAGGCCTTGGGGTATGGCTATGTTTTTTCCGTTCCAGTATGAGTCGGCATGGCTGCCTACATAGATTGTGCCATTGCCCTGTTGTTGCCAGATAAAGTCGGCAATTTTGTAGGCGCGGCCTATGTTGTCCAGCATGGCATAGCCGGAACAGTCGCAGTAAAAACAGGGTATTGCGGTGTCTGCATAGGGCTTTTTAGGTAGTGCAAACTCAAGGCCTGTTTGTGCGGTTATTTCGCTGCATACCTGGCGTAGCGTGGGGTGTCGCAGCATTACGCTTAGGTTGTTGGCAAGGCCTGATGTTAGTTCGCGGCAAAATACGGTGTAGTGGCCGTTTGCTGCTGGCATTACCCGTTCGATATAGCCAAAAAACACCCGGTCTATCATGTCGCCCCAGCCCATTTCGAACGCCACTGGTGTGAGGCGCTCTGCTGGTTTGTCGATAGTTATCTGGCAGGTGCCCGGGCTTTTTGCCTGCAGCACCACCCAATGATCACTGACCGCCACTTTTTGGCTGCCAATGTAAGCGCGGGTGATAAATTTGGCGTTTGGCTCGGCCATTAGGCGTTACCCGTTTCTGGTGCCGGTGCAAGGCTTTGGTCAACTGACTTTAAAAATGCAGTAAAGCCGGTCAGCGGAACTTCTGTTTGTGGCGGTGCGTCTTCGGTGGCTGCCGTTTGGCCTGTTGCGCCTTGTTGTGCAGCGGCGGCTTGTGGTGTCCGTTCTTCTTTTTTCTGTGGCACGCTACGCACTTCCGCCAGTGTGAAACTAATGCTCCACTGGCGGGTGTTTTCTTGCTCCACGGCTTCAATACTGCTGCTGAACTTCACTTCTTTGACGCCTAAAGCCTCGGCTGTGCGGTTGGCGATACGGTACGTTACCCGCGCGCCGCCCTGGGTGGCTTCGGCCAGTTTGAACAGGTTGGTCAGGATTTCGACTTTGGCAAATGGGATAAAGCCAGTCACTGAAAGCATTTTGGCTTTCATGCCTGTTTCAGCAGAATCCGTGCTGCTGCTCTGGCCGCTGGCGTCTTCGGTCGCCAGCTCTTGGCTGGCTGTGATCCGAAGGGTTTTTAGCGGGATGGTTTGGGCGTTTAGGGATATCATCTCCAACGCCCCTCCGCTTTCAACTTAACCGTAGGTATAGCTGAATCACTTAATGTGTCGAATACTGTAAATCCTTGGCTAACAAAGCTGCCGGTGCTATACCCCAGCCATTGCGTTAAATTATTTACTTTGCCATACACATAAGGTGGATCTAAAAATGGCAATGGAAAATCCCACGCTGTAGCGGTATTGGTAAAAACTGCCCCAGAGGGTATGGTTGGGGCACTTTCTGCGGCTTTTGTTACTTCACAAACCTGTCTTCCATCAAAATATCTGCTGCACAGGCCGTTGATATTTTCTACTATCTCAACGCCTTTTTCTAACTTGTAGTTTTGTCCTGAAAAATGCACTCCATAAACTAGCGCGGCACCCAATGATGAAGGGTGGTTTACTCCGTTACCGCCAGTCTCTGCGGCGGTACTTGCCCCAAACTCTTTAATTCCCCATATCTCGCTATCTAAACCTGACGGTAAATGCTTAACTTCTTTACCCACACCGAATTTAACGCTTAGCAAAGGGCCGATATCATCATTACCGCTACTAAAATAGTGCACGTATGGTCTGAATAGCCCTCCGTATCTTATTATCTTTCTTGTAAATGGTTTCACACCCGCCTGATACCCTGCTGTTCCCGGCAAAACTCTAAAGCTAAAGTTGTTATTTTTTACCGTTATTTCTACTTTAGAAGTAACAGATGGGGTTGGTATTTCACTTGTCACTGTGTCATACAGGGCGCTATCACCCCCTTTATAGAATTTGAACCTTACAAACCCGTTATCATCGTCAATAAAAACAACACTGTTTAGGCCTGATGATAGCTTCACTGACATTGGGTATTCATACGCCCACGCTTCAGGAGTAACCATCCCAATTATAAAAAAGTCCCTGCATTGCTGGTCCACTGTTGGCAGAAAAACGGACGGCTCCGCATATATTATTTCTTCCTGCTCCACAAAATATGTATTTAAAATGTCCCTTCCGTCTCTGACGATATTAAATGTTCTATTCAGATCAATCAGTGGGTACCCATTGTACATTGCATAGGTTCTTAACCATCCTGCTGCATAGTCTCTGCCTTCCTGACTATCGAATGTGCCGTAACTTTCATAGTCGCTGTTTGGGCTTAAATTTGGCACCAAGTTCGTAGCAATGATTACTTGCGCACCATAGTTTTTTATTTTTTGAACCACACTTTCAAAAGCAGCTCTGTCAAATGAATATTGATCATTCATGCCAAATGAAAGCACTACATAGTCGGGGTTTTCATCAAAAACGTAATCAAGCCAGGCTCTTGCTGGGTTTGTGTACCATGGGTATCTATCTGCAATTGGATAGCTAACGTTGGGTAACGTGTCTAAGTTTTCTGCCTTTTGCGCCCCTACGCCCCGGCTGACTATATCAAACTCAAGATCTGGGTTGTCTGCTCTGATTTTCATAGCAAACATTTCTGTAAAACCGTCCTGACAAGTCAGGGTTTCCGCTCCGTATGTCGTCAGACTGTCACCCGCTATTACAATCTTTAATGGCGCTGAAAATTTATTGCACATGAAATTCATGTTTTTGTCGGGATAAGATATAGCCGGAAGCGCGTTTTTAGGTATTACGTTCCTTCTATATGTGCCGCTGTCTTTGTTTGTTCCGTAGAACTCGCCTTCTCCGACGAAAATAACGTTACTTCTTTTAATAATAGAGGCTTGTTCACTCTGATTCACATTGGTTTCAATTAACTTCATTCCTTTTTCTTTTGCGTACGACACCATATAGCTGTATGCCAAGTCATCTTCTACCTGACCATTCATGCCAAACATTTCAGGAGTAATAACGCCAGCGAATTTCCTAACCCACCAGCCATTTGGACATGAAAAAGCAGCACCCCTTAATAGATTTGGGTTTATTTTTGTAAAATTGAATTCACCACCGCCAAGTCCTTCAGAATGGTAAAAACTGGATAATATTACCGCTTGCCCTTCGTACTCACCGCTTAATATTTCTAACTCATTTGCCGAGCCACATACTCTGACAACGCCGCTGATATTTCTTAAATCTTTTACTTCTTCTGCATCTGATATCAATGCTATTTTCGTTACGTAGTGATTTTTCCCGTTTTCATCTACATAGTTTACCAATTCTGTATTCGTCACTTTAATTGACGACTGGCCTTTCCAAACGCTTTCACTGGTGCCTTCGAACCATGCGTCTACATACACAAAACGCGGGTAGAAGCTTAACGTTAAAATTTGATCTTCTTCCATCTCAACACGCAGGCCGCCAACGTAACCTGCTCCGGCATTTACTTTGAAGCTATTCAATGTGGAGCGTGGCTCTACCTTAAAACCTTCGCCGATAAACCAGTCCTTGCCGTTCATATCGGCGGCCAGTTGTCTGGTTAAATCGTCCATGCCGTTCAGGCGGGCTGTGTAGTCCAGTTGCCATGTTTCAGCGTCTACAGTAATACCTGCCAGCTCTGCAATGCCGCTGTACTCAATGCCAAAGTTGCGGTTTAAAGTGTTACCTGCAGCACCTGGCACTGTGATTGTTTTTGGCGTGGTTGGGATGTGCTGAATGGCTACTAATACGTTGTTGACTGATGATTTCAGGCCAACCCAGTTAAATTCGAATGGCCCAATGGTGCTGTCCAGCACTGTGGAGTAGATCACCACGTTGTTATTTACTTTGCCGTACTGCTGCACAATTTGCGTATGCACTATCTGGCCAGCAGGTGGCAAGGTTTCTGCCCGGTTAATTGGCGTGTTTGGGTCTTGCCCTGGCACCATGGCAAAAATAAAAGTGTCGATGTCTAAAGGCTGGTTGTTTTGGGCCTTTGTTGCGAATAATTGTTCGCCCGCGAATGTGATTACTTGTGCCATGGTTTAAGTTCCTTGCGTTATTTTGGCAACGACAAAGCTGCTGTCGCTGTCCATCGTCATAAATCTGGTGGCAGGTAGTAGGTTTAAATTCACTGCTGCCACTGTGTAGTTGCTTTGGTTATCAAAAGTGCAAAATGCTGTATTGGCATTCATCATGGCCAATGTGCTGTATTGGTAACGGCGTGTTGTTCTGCCGTACTGTCTGCATATTGCGTTGATCAATGGCTGGTTTTGGCTGATGTCGTTGTCCATCAGCATCAGGTCTACAACGTCCCAATCTACTTCGCTGAATCGTTCGTCAATGGTGACCCAAGGCAGGCCCAACCTTTTAAACATATCCAGCCAACCCGACTTGCTGCCAGCGCCTTTGGCAAAAGGTAAGGCGTATTTAACCCGGGTGCGGTAAATCAGTTCTGTCTCGTTTGGTATTTGTTCTATGTCTCGCTCCCATGCCAGCAGGTGGACTATTTCCAGATCCGCTGTCATTGGGTCGAGCTGGCTGGCTGGGAATTGCAGCATTTCTGTAAAGCGCTGCCAAAACCGCACTGCGCCTTTGCGCAGCTTGTCTAACTCGCTGGCTGGGCGTGCCAGCCAGTACGGCATTTTGGTGAGTGCTTTCCAGTCAATAACCATTACGCGTTACCGTTTTCGACTGTAAGCGTGCTTAATCTCGGCACGCTGTTTCCGCTGGTTATGTCTGGCTGGCTCCAGTTCAGTGACTCAATGCCTGCAAATTGGGCATGCAGCTCTTGGCCTAAACGGCTAAAGCTAAAGCGGCCAAATGGTTCCGTGCGGGTGGCTGTGTAATCGGTGTTTTCACGAAAGGCACAGCGTATAAACTGTTCTATATCGCTTAGCAATGCGGTGACTTCATCTTCCAGCAAATAGGTGTGCGGGTACACGATAACGCCCACTTCATGATCAATACCTGGCATGGCTAATATCTCCATGTCGTCGCCGTGGCCATGGAAGCCTTTTTCCATGACGTATTCCTGCAGGTCTTCCAGCAGTTCGGTGGATGGCTCGCCTGTATCCAGCAAAATATAGGCGTTCGCTGTGCCTGGGCCGCGTGGTGCGTCGTGTTCAAAATACACGTTATCGGTGTCTAGGCCTGCCCGTTCTGTGATGATTGCGCGGTAAACGGCGTCGATATGCCAAGGCGCTCTTGCTGTAAAGGCGTTACGGGTGCGTAGCTTTAAATCGTCGTTGCTTTCGGCATCAGCGCCCAGTACGTCTAACCAGTCTGCCTCGTTGGCTACACTGCCAATGCCTGTTACGGCCTCTGGCAGCACATGAAAGTAACCCGCGCCTAAGTTGTAGGCTGCCCCTGCGTTTTCGGCGATTACCGGCACTAAAACACTTAAGCTGTTCAGCGGTAAAATTACATCCTCTTTGCTGATGACCCGGTACACGGTGCCGTTGATCGCATCGGTTTGGATCACGGTTCCCGCTGGTATTAATAAACCTGGTCCACTTGCTGCAGCGCGGTTGAATCTGACTTTACCTTCTGCCTTGGTTTTTTCTTTGCGCGTTAAGTCGTGTTCCCACGCTTTGGCTTCAATGAACTGATCGTCTGTTGCTGTGAGTAAAAACAGGTTTGGCAATATCACCTTGATCAGCACGTTGTTGACTATCCAAGCCGCTGGCTTTGCCACTATTGCGGTGATTAGCCGCCAGAACGGTGAATAAGGCGAATCGTTGGCAATGATGCTGCCTTCTGCTTCCACGTCTTGTTTAAACAGGTCTTTCCAGCCCTGCTCTGTGGTTGGTATGCCTGCAGCTTGCACAATTTTGGCAAAGTCGATGGTTGGCACGGTGATTTTATCTGCCATTTAGAGCACTCCGCCTATGCTGGATGAAATGGGGCCGAAGTCGATGGTGTCAGCAAATACCCACCACTGGCCGCTGCTTACTTCTTGAATGCGTACTGTGCCTGGCATGATCCGCACGTCATCTTCTACCAGCAGTTTGATTTTTATTTGGGTGTCGGCCGTTACGCCTGTTCCTCTGTCGCTTACCAGCAAATGGGCAAGGCCTGTGTCTAAAATGGCGTGAACTATGTCCTGTGCTATGGCATCTCTGTCGGTTAAGTAGGCTGGGTTTAAGCCGGCATCCAGTACCACGTCGCCATTGCTAATGTGCAAATCTCTGTAGAGGCTCATGATGCGTGCATCTCCACATAGTTGCTAAAGTCGGCATCCACTTTTTGCGGGTAAATGTTGATCTGGCCGACGCTGGTTGATTTGCTGGTATTAGCGTTGGCTATTTGCTGGCTGATGCCTCCGCTTGGCGGTGTGGCTTTTACTGGCTGAATGGCACTTATGCTGCTGATGCTTGAGCCTGAATTCATTGCGGCCATATCTGGCAGCTTTCCAGCGCCGAATTCAGCCTGAATGTCTATTCCTAGATAGCTAAGTTTGTCAAAAATCCAACTTAGCGCAGCGGTGAACATCTTTTGGATTCCGCTCCACATTGAGCTAAAAATTTCGCCCAAAGCAGTTAACCAGCCCCACTCTGACATAGTGGCTCTTAAGTCGTCCCAGTAGTAAATCAGCGCGCCGATTGCTGCTATTGCTGCTGCGATACCTACAACGATCAGACCAATCGGGTTTGCTGCCATTGCAATGTTTACGGCAAGCATGGCCCCACGAAGAAACGACAAACCCGCAGAGAATAGCCAAATCGTGGCTGTTACTGCCTTGCTTGTTGCACCGAACAGCCACATGGCAGCTGTGCCAATTCTTAACGCTAAAAAGTAGGCTTTAAAAGCTATGGTGTTTGCAATCCACGCTAATTTTTGCAGTGCTATTAGCCAGTTCTGAAGCTTTATGGCCCAGGCTAATCCCTTGTATACTCCTGTCGCTATAGTGGCCACAGTGGTCCATACCGCCATAGCCATTGTGGCAGCGCCCATCATGATTGTTATCAATCCGCCTACGGCTACGAATGAAAGAATACCCACTCCGACGTAGCCCAGCATGCGCGTAATGTTTGGGAACATTTCTGTAAACCAAAGAACCTCATTTCCCATTTCAGCGATTTTCTTAACGAATAAATTAAACACCGGGAGTATTGCGGTGCCGAAAGTCGACCTGATCACGTACCAGTAGGCATTTAGCCGCTCAAGCGGGTCTGTCATGGCCTCAGCCATCTTGACAGCCTGTTCCATGCCATTGACCTTACCTAGCATGTTTATCGAACCGCTCAGGCCGTTGATGTCGTTCATCAGCAACTTAACCAGGCTGACGGCTTCTTGTGAGCCAAAAGCCGTGGATAATGCGTCACTTTCGGCAACGCTGATCACGTCGCCATATTTGCCTTTAATTTTGTTCAGGATGTCGACTATTGGCAGCATGTTTCCGTTGGCGTCGGAAAACTGCAGGTTAAGTGCCTTTTGTGCTTTGCCCACACCTGCTAAAAACGCTTTATATTTGGTGGCCGACTCGCTGCCCTGCATAGTGGCTTGTAACTTGCCCATGATCGCCATTTGCTCTTCCAGTGGCGCAAGGCCAGCCGAAGCACCCAAAGCGCCGAAGGCATCGGCCATCTTTTTACCGTCGGTTTTAAATTCCCTAACCGCTGTTGCTGTCATGCCTGTTAAGCGTTCTACCCACGCACCTTCTCCCATTTGCATGGCGTCATTTTTAAAGATGCCGTACATGGTGCCCATGTAGCTGGTGATGGTGGCGGCGTCTGACTTGGTGCCTTTGGCCAGTACGTTCGACGCCATGGTAAAGCGTGATAAGTCGGTGTCGCTCAACCCGGCAATGGCAGATTGAATGTCGTAGCTGGACCGCACAAATTCGGTGGCCGATTCACCATACTGCAAGGCGTACTTGTATGAGTTCTGCGACAGAGTTTTAAGGGCGCTTTCCTGCACCCCCAGCGATTTCACCTCACCTAAAGCGCGGCTCATTTCTATGGCTGGCATTAAGGCGTTTTGCAGTGTATAGCCACTTGCCACCACGCCACCAATACCAGACGCCATTTGCATGGTTCCTGCTTGGTAGTTGGCTGATAAACCATTTAACTGGCCGCGTATTTTTGCAATCGGCTTCGTTATCTGGTCTATCAAACCCACTGTGAACATTAGCGGTGCTGGTAAGCTCATCTGCGCCCTACTTCTGGTTAACCTGCTTTACCTGCCAACTATCGACCACCAAAGGCTTTACATACTGCGTTGGTGACTATGGCTTCTAAGTCTTCTTTGCTGCGTTTATTCAACCACGCCGCCCTTGCTAAACTTTGTTCGCTGTCGTCTTCATGCGGCAGCAAGTGCCGCCGCAAAATGAACATCTGCTCAAGCTGATTCGAGTCGATAGACTCGATCAGCCCATTTATTTTTTTACAGTGATTTCCAGTACTGGCGAAAACTCTTCTTTCAGGGCTCCAGCAATTTGCAGTTCTGCGCCTGGTGAACTGTCTAACAGCTTTTTAAAGTCTTCTTTTTGAGCTGGGTCGATTACCCGAACCACAAAGTTTCGCGCTGCTGCTGTCATTGAACCGCCGCGCGCGGCTGCATCCACAAAGTCGTTGTGGTCCTGCGCTGTGACGTTGAAAGCAAATTCAGTGGTGCCGATGGCTAAGGTGATTAGTTGTTTCATGCTGCGTCCTTATTTTTTCTGTTGGTTAAAAGTTCTTTTAGGTTTTCAAATCCGTCTTTCATTTGGCGCTCCATACGTTCGCCCAGCTCTCGTATGTCGTGCTTGGTTGCATAGGTTTCTGCAACGTGAATTTGGTGCTTGCTTAAGTCTTTATCTGTCGCCTTTTGCGCCCTGTATAAGCTTCCAACCACAGGCACAACGATTATCAAAACCAGCGTTAAAAATCCGATCCCGACTAACATCCAGTTGCTTACTTCCATGGCTGCTGCCCCTGTTGTTGGCCTGTGCCGTTTAGTAATTTTTCTCTGTCGTTGGCGTCTTTGGTTGAGCTGACCCAGTACCCGACGGCGGCGGCGATAAATGGCAGGAAGTTGCCCGACAGGTACACCAGCAAATCACGGTTGCCGGTTGGGATATCCACGAAAAACAGTACAGCCAATTGAGCGGCAAACATGGCCACTAAAATCAGGGTAAGCACTGCTGGCATCCAGTGGTCTTTGTGCTGCACTCTGGCGTGTTGGCGGTCTGCCAGAATCGCCTTGTGTTCTTCCACAGCCAGCGTTTGGAGCTGAATGTTTGCCTGGCGAATTTGCTCCCGCTCTTCGTGGGCCCACTTCTGCAGCTGTGATGCTGCGGCTGGGTCGTTTTTAAGTGCTGCGGCTACGGCTTCAGGTGTGTTTTCGGTGCCCAGTGCGCCAGCTATTTGGCTGCCAATGCTGACCGCTAAACCGACAGGGCCAGTTAATAACGGGGCTACTGCGCCAGCTATGCCGCCTACTGTGTTTGCAATGTCTTTCCAGTTCATACGGCTTCACCTTTGATTAAATAAGCGGCTTCACGGCGGCGGCGCGTTGGGTAACGATCACCAAAGTGATTCAGTTCGTTTGCCATTGCTTCGCTGTCTGCACTGGTAGCGGCCTGCCAGAATTTAGGGCACTTTTTGCTTAGGTCGCCGTACTGAAAGGCCACTGATGCGATAACGGTTTGCATGCACTCGGGCAGATCAGCAAAGTTCGTATGTGCTGCGCTGTTGTAGCGCTGTTCCAGTTGATTCAGCAGCTGGCCTTTTACCACTTGGTCAATTTCTGCAGCTTGTTCAGCGGTGATCCGCAGTGGTGTTTTTTGCAGCTCTGCCACGGCCTTTTGCTTTTTCAGGCCGTAGTAAGGCGCTAACTTTTTGGCTAACTCTGGTGTGAACAGGCTGTAAAGCTCGTTCAGTGAACGTTGGCCAATATCAAACCCAGTGGCGATTGTTACGCCTGAGTTTGAATTTTTCGGATCAGGCACATAGCCCTTTAATGCTGGGCCGCCTTCTAATTCCGAAATGAAGCCAAAATTTACTGTTGTCATTACTTACTGCCTTGTTGTCACACTTTTTAAGTGCCGGCTGGTCACTTTTGCGGCCAGCTCGGTCACGCTTGCTTGTCCTGTAGCAGTCACGGATTTTTTAATCCGGACTGTCACAGCTGGCACAGTCACGAATGACTGTGCTGCAGCTTTACTGCTTAATGTTTTCGATTTCTTCAGGCCGCAGGTATGGCACACCATTGATATGCACAAAGTCCGGGCTTGTGACATCAAACGGGATTTTGAACAGGCTGGCTTGGCCGCCTTTTGAGTCGAGATCCAAAATGTCCGACAACTTAATTCGGCAACCGAAGGCTTCCACTTTTATTTCGTCTTTGGCTGTTTTTGCGTAAAACATGATGTCGAACGTTTCCATAGCCCGCCATGCACCTGCCGACTTTGCAGCGTCTGAGATCAGCGCAAAATTGCTGGCGTTGACGTTCAGTTCACCACTGGCCGCAACGTCGCCATCCACCCAACCATCTGGCACGCCTCCGCTTTGGCTTACTCCGCTGTTGTCGGTGATTGCCAGAGTTGCTGTGTCAACTGTTACCTTGATATCACCCATAGTCGTGGTGAAATTCTTTCCAGAAATGCGCATGGTGGCGGCTCCCTTAGTTGCTGCTTAAATCAAGCAAGATGTTGACGGTGATTTCTTTCGGTGAGTTGTAAGGACGGATCACCATGTAGATGGTGACGGCCTTATTGCTGGTCCACACAATGGTGATATCACCGTCTTGTGGTGGCTGAATATCACCTGGGAACTGGGTGCCTAAAATCACCGTGCTTTTGCTCATGTTGCGCAGTGGCCGCATGAAATAGGCTTTGTTTAATTCAATGCTGGCTGGCGTTGAATTTAAGGCGCGGTTGGCAATGCGGCGGATTGCTAAAATACGCACTTCGCGGCTGGCTTTATGCACAGGGCGCAGATGTTCAATGTATTGATAGTCGCCGCCGTTGGCTTCCAGTGTGGTGCCGTCGCCCCAGTACACGCCTTCTAAATCCGGATACCACTGAGGCACCGAAAGACGTGCATTGGCTAAGGTTTCCAGTGTGGCCAGTGTCAGCGGTTTATCTGCGCTGTCGACTGGTCCTGCACCTAATCCCAGCACTGCACCTGTGGCTACACGCATAGGGCTGTCGGCAATGCTTACTGCACGGTTGCACAAGCGCCCTGCCAGCACACCGACGTTGTTACCGTGCAGCTGTGGCACTGGTACGAGTAAATGCGCTGCAATACCTGCCTGTACGGCCACGGTGGCGGCTTCGTACTGGCTCCATGTTTGGGCTTCATCATCAATGCCAGCAATAGCAGCAAGGCCTGATACAAAGCGGCCGTGGCTGGCCTGCAGGCTTTGCAGGTAGTCATGCTTAGCACTGAGCGCGGCACCTGTGGAGCTAACGTCGCAAAACACCACCATTTCAAAGCTTTGTACTTCGTTGGCTGCGGTGATTGCGTCGTAAATATCTTCATCTGCTGCCAGTGGGTAGACTGCTGCTGTCCAGTTTTGACCGGCGTTTAACTGCGCGGCAATAAGCTGGGCTCGCAAGTTGCTCGCTGAAAATTCGGTTTCAATGTCAGTTTGCGCGCCAATGCTGAAGAGCTGACTTTCTTCACCTGGAGCACCTGCCAGACCTACAAATAAGAAGTGGCGTTCGATGGCGGTAATGTCACCTTGGCCTTGGTTTAAATTGTTTACCTGCACTTTACCTAGTGACATTTTTAGCCCCTTTTCTGGTTAATTTTTTCAATGATGCTGACTAACTGGCGCTGCACGTTTGGCGTGGTGTCGCCAAGGAACGGACGGCCGTCTACTGGGATATCCCAGCTTTTTTTGTTCTGATTGCCACGCAGTTGGCGCAGTATTAAACCTGCCTGACCTTGACTTAAGGTGTCGCTTATTTCGCTGATAGTGGCTTTGCGGTAGCCTTTGCCTTTGGCCTTACGCACTTTGTAGCCTTCGGCCACTAGGGCTTTTGCCATGCTGCGGCTGCAGGGTGCGTCGTAGTCAGGCGCGCCGTGAATTCTGGCCATACGGCTGGCGGTCATGCGTTCGCGGCCGCCTTCCTGATGCAGTGCAGCAATCCGGCCTGTTAAGGTGGCTTTGTGCTTTAGCTCTAACAGGTTGGCGCCCTTCACATACGGCTCTAATTTTTTTGCCACGTTTTGCAGCATGCGGCCTTTCTTGCCGTTGGCTCTGGCTTTAAATGCGGTGCCTTCCACTGTGGTTTGGCTGCTGATGCGTTTACGGGCTAAGGCTTTTTCATAACGGCCCAGCGTTTTTAAAATTCGGGTGCGCTTATTGGCTGGCATTTTTAACAACGCCAACTGCATGGTGACGTTTAATGCCTGTTGCTTGTTTGGCTTTATGATCAGGCTCATGACGCACCGCCTGGCTGTGTTTGCACGTCCACTTCTTCGGCCACATTCACCGGCACCAATGCCACGCGGTAGCGTTGGCCGTTAAACAGCACTGGCCCTGCTGCATCCGGTATCAGGTCGATATCGTCCATCAGTTCCAGTTCTATCTGTACGTCCGTGTTGTCTTTGCTTACTTCGTCTATATCCAGCTCAGGATCACTTAAGCCGTATTGGTCACGCGGCCAATCGCTGTCTAATAAAAATGCTGACAGCATGGCCAGCAGGTTATAAGGCGAAACCCTGCGGTGCGGGAATTTTTGGATGTATATAGTGGCTCTGTACTTCCACTTCGCCACCTGATAGCCATCGGTGCCAAGGTCTTCACCGCTTAACATCAGTGTTCCGCCTTCTTGCCATGCGTCTATGGTGTTGGCGGTGACGTAAGGATGCAGGCTGGCCAGTAAAAAGGCGGTGACTTGCTGCAACTGGCTAACTGTTTGGCTCATAGCGAATGCACTCCCACACGGCCAAGTCCCAGCAGCAAACGCACTGAACGGTTGGACTGGGCAAGGATTGCGTCCTGCTGCGGTGTATCCTGCGCTTTGTTGTTTCCAGCCTCTTTTTGGTCTACAGCAGAAAAATAACCCAGCAAATCGGCGTGGGAACGTGCGTATACAGCGCCCCGGTAAATACTGATTTGCTGCTCACTGAAATCAGGAGCTAAGCCTTCGCCCAGGGTAAAAGGGACGTCCTTGTCTGCGCTACTGCTCGTTACATAGTTGATCAGCTGCAGCTGTATTTCTGCCACGCTGCGGTTGAGTGAGTCTGCAAGTGCTGTCTCTTCGAAAATTTCAGGAATGCGGCGGTCTTTGCGAAATTGCTCGGTTGATAGTTCCGGCCAGCCGCTATTGGCATCAATGGTGATGCTTTCCTGTGCTGGTGATGTAAAACCGAAACCGCTCATATGCTTACCCGCTTGCTCACTCGTTGAATTAGGTTCAGTGCAGTTAGCTTCACAGTGATTTTTAACAGTCGCCTGCTAAACACTCCGCTAGTGCACTGGAGGGTTGGGAGTCTTTCCCGTGCTGCATTTTCCTTGTGGGTACCGCATAGACGGCACTAACTACACTGCAGCTAATCCTTAATTACTTTTCTTCCGGTACTTCTTTGCCCTGGCTGGTCAGTTCTTCAATCGCCCTGATCCGCATTGCAATTTTGTTTCTCACCGTTTTTACCTGCGCGTGCTTGTGCAGGCTGGCGGCTTTTTCTAAAAGCTGATCGGCCTGTTTAAGCCGTTCAATGTCGCCAACGTGGCTTGGCGTGATGTCGCCGTTTTTTGCACGTAGTAACGCCAGCCCCGCGAATTTGTAAAACTTTGCGGTAACGGGTTCTGGTAGTTTCCAGTCCTTAATAACTCGCTGAAACACGTTTCCGAAATAGGGTTCGATGCTGTTGCCTTGCTCAGCTTGCAGCTCTGCCCAGTCAAAGACGGTGTCTGCAATAAAGCCTGGCCATTTACGGCGAATGTCTCCGGCCATTGGCTGGCCGAATTCGATTGCACAGAAGGCAAATTCAAGAGCTCGGCACAGGTTGCCGGTGTCAAACAGCCAGACAGTGCAATAAGCGAAAATAGGATGGTCGTTAAGCGTTTTTTCATTACTCTTTTCCTTCCGTTCGGTTAAGTAGGCGTCCACTATGGGCAGCCACTTGGGTAGCAATACGTCGCGTTTGTGGGCTATTTTGTCGGCCCTGCGTTCAAAGGCTTTCAGGCGCTTTAAGTCTGCTTCCAGCTCAATCAGCTGTATGTGCAGGCTTGGCGCGTGTTCGGCGTTACCTGTTAGCCTGACTTTTTCGAGCTGCTTTTCGCCTTGGCGTCTGTTTTTCCACGCGAGGATGCTGGCGCCACCGACGGCTTTTTTAATTCGGCTGTCGCTTCTTTCAGATCAGCTGTTACCTGGCCAATATCTTCGGCCGTGTAGGCTAACTGGTTGGCTGTTCCTTCCAGATCAGCAGCTGCACTTCCCACTTGTTCAGCGGCACCTGTTACGGCATCGGCTGCGCCTTCCACTGCACCGGCGCTTTGTTCCAGATCAGTGGCTGTTTGCTTGGCCAGTTCGGTAATGCTTTCGATTTGGCCGCCTTTTACATTGGCAATGACGGTTTTATCTTCGCCACTGGCTAAGTCGACGCCGATTTGATGCATAACTGCTTCCCGCTGTTCTTCGGTTAGCCCGGCAAAATATCCGCCTTTTCCAATCAGAATTTTTGCCTGAGTAACAGCTACGGCTTCATCAACTCCAAGCAGCTCAGCCAATAAATCCAGCCGTTCTGCTGATTCAAATTTTGCGTTGTCTACTGCTTTTTCCAGCTCTACCAATTGGTCTTGATCAACAACCACATATTCTTTTTCAGCGAGTTCCTTTGCTGCTTCAATGGCGTTTTCAGGATTAACACCGATCAAAGCCGCCAGCAGTGCCAGTGCTTCGTTTTCAGGCGCTTTGGTTTCGCTAACCTGCTGTTGTGCGGTTTTTACATTGGCTTGCTGTGCGCGTTCTGCGGCACGGCGTTTTTTAAAATCTGCAATTGCGCCCATGGCTTTATTCCTGCTGTTGTGCGATTCACTAAAATCCGGTTTATGAAATAGCCAGGCACCTGATCAGTGCCTGGCTGTTTTTTCTTAAGGTGCCGGAGCTGGGCCGATATTCATTGCTGCTTCGTCTACTGCGGCATATGCCAGATATTCGTCCACTGCATAGCCTTCAAAGCGCCAGTACTTGTCTTCCCAGCGTTTGCGGTCTTCCACGTTTTCAGATTTGCGCGAACGAGTGCCTTTTTGGGTGTAGCAGTGCAGGTTCTGCAGCATGGTTACAACGATGCGTTTACCTGGGAAGAAAGGCGGCGTATAAGCACGTAAACCACCGATAGACTTGTCCATCATTTGGGCGGCAACGCGCTCGGTTGGTTTGTCGGCCTGATTCATCAGCTTGATTTGAGCCGCAGCAATTAAGTCGCTGCCCACCAGCACAACTAAGCGCGGGTCGTTACGGAACTGTTCAGGGATCAGCGTTAACTTTAATTCGGTGACGATGGCGTCCAGCGTTTTATATTCGCCGTCTTCCAGTTCGCCTGTTGCGTCCGGGTTGAAGTAAATGTCTTCAACCATGATCTGGTCTGGCGCTTTATCTTTTACCAGTTGGTGCCAGCCTTTGTTCACGTCCTGACCTAATGGGTTTGCCACTGGGTCTGTGTTGGCCGCGGCTGATGTGCCGTTAAAGCCAACACGCAGAATGTCCAGAGCAAATCGCATGGTGGCGTTTTCTGACATGAGCTTCATAAACTCACGTTCGCTACCCGCATTTGCCCACACCGCCAGCGTTGCCCAGTCAACATAAGCGCATGAATCAGTTTCTTTCAGTTCGTATTCGTTGCCGTCTACGCCCTGACCTGTAACAAATCGACCAGTGGACGAACGGCCCGTTGCAATGCCGGTATTACCAACACTGACGACCTGTCCTTTAATTTGGTCGACGTCCATGCATGTGATCAGTTTTAAAAATTCCACTGAATCCAGAATGGCGGCACGTAATTTAGTTTCCATTGGGCCAGTGACAGCAAATTGTTTGCTGGTATCTGGTGTTTCGTAGGCTTTCGCCATTGCTGAGCTGTATGCCAGCACGCACGCTAATGCGATTTTAGTTAAATTCATGTTCTGTTCTCGCTGCTAAGTTTTGACTAAGGTTTAAGTGCTGACTGGCAGCGATTAAACTGGAATATAAGTTTCGCCTTTACCGGCTTTATCAGGCTCTTGGCCTGGCACTTCACCAGTGGCTGCTTTGAACTGTGTTTCAAGGCCTTCCACTTTCTGAACCAAACCTGTCAGGCTTTCATTCAGCTTGCTGAACTGTTCCGCAGTGATGGTTACTTCACCCACTGGTTTATCTGCTGGCTTGTCTTCCACCTTGTCGGCTGGCTTATCCGCAGGCTTGTCGCCTTCAGGTGCTTTGCTGAATTTGGTTTCCAGCTCGTTCACTTTCGATTCAATGCCGCCGACCTTTTGCATCAGCGCTTCAAATTGTTCTGGTTTCATTTCTTCGTCCTCGGTTGGGTCTGTTGCCGGATCAGGCGTGTTGAATGTTTTGAAATAGTTGGCAATAACGGCAAGCAGGCCTTTTTCCTTGGCTGAGTGATTTTGTTCGGTTGGTTCTGATTGTTCTTTGATGAAGTCGGAGAAAAGCAGCTCTTCAAGTTGGCTTACTTCGTAGTCGTGGGCTGTTTCGCCTACTGAAAACTTAAGCCTGGTTGTTCCTGTGCTGGCTGGGGAGTCAGTAACAGCAATACCCATCAGGTAGGCTTTGCCTGTGCCTTTATAATCCGGCTCTGGCTCAATGGACATAAAGAGCTTTTGTTCGTCTTTGTTGGCTTCCAGCAGGTAGTTATTGGCGGTTAGTTTGACGAACAGGCGCAGTTTTCCACCTTCTTTGGCGGCTTTCACTTCGTCAACAGTGCCCCAGTTCTTGCCTTCAAATGGTCCCCATGAAGAGCGGAAGTGTTCAGGCCAGATCAGCGCCGTGTATTCGTCTGTTGAATACTGGGCTGCCATGTCTTCAATCCACTGTTTATTGATAATGCGGCCGTCAACTGTTGCGCCTTCGGTTGCTGCTATTACCCATCCAGTTTGTTTTGGCATCTGTCTGCTCTTTTGTGTAAATCTGCGTTAATGTTTGCAGCTTACGGCTTTGTAAACGGGTAATCACTTGACAAAGTTACGCGTAATTCCGATTTTTATTAAAACGGAATAGGTAGGAATTTCAGTTAGTTATTGCTTGTCTGCAACTCAATACACTGGGGCCATGTTGATATAAAACCGGGCAAACCACTTTATCTATGGCCTACTCCCCCGAACTGCGCGAAGCGGCAAAACGTCTTTATCTAAAGCGCTGGACGCCTGACGAGATCCGCGACGACTTAGGGCTACCCAACAACCGGATTATTTATTACTGGGCGGATAAACACGGCTGGCGTGATTTGCTGCGCGAAGAAGAAGTGGACGAGGCTATAGCCCGCCGCATTGTGCTGCTGACTGATATCGCCGACAAAACCGGCAACCAGATCAAAGAATTGGACATGCTGATTAACCAGCATGTGCGGCTGAAAAAACAAAGGGTGGATGCAGAGCGCAAAGCGACAGCCGAGGCAAACGGCGAAGGCCATTCAGATCAAAGCAGCAAGGCCGGTGATGTTGGTGGTGGATCAGGCAGCAAAAGCAGCGGTAAAGGCAAAGGCGGCAGTAAGAAGAAAAACGACATCAGCCACTTAAAGCCGGAAGATTTTGAAACCTGGGTCGACAGTTTATTTGATTACCAAAAGCTATTGCGGGACTTAAAAAACGACCCCACCAAGCCCCGAACCCGCAACGTGTTGAAGTCACGCCAAATCGGCGCTACCTACGGCTTTTCTGGTGAATCTTTTGAGGATGGAGTACTTACTGGCGAAAATCAGATTTTTATATCAGCAACACGCGCTCAGGCCGAAGTATTCCGCTCTTACATTGTAAAAATAGCGTGGGAGTTCTTTGAAATTGAGCTCAAAGGCAACCCGATTGTTTTAAGCAACGGGGCTGAGTTTCACTTTTTAGCTACCAGCGCAAGCTCTGCACAGTCCCGCGCTGGCAACGTGTATGTGGACGAATACTTCTGGATCAGGGACTTTAGAAAGGTCAGTGAAGTTGTAACGGCGTGTGCTACCCATACCCATTTTCACAAAACTTACTTTTCAACACCCAGCGCGAAGAACCACCCTGCTTATCCGTTCTGGACGGGTGACGTTTGGAAGGGCGACAACAAAGCCCGCGAATTTATTGAGTTCCCTACCGATGCCGAATTAAAAGACGGCGGCCGTGTATGCCCTGATAAGCAATGGCGCTACATCATTGACGTTGAAACCGCTGTTGCAATGGGCTGCCACCTGATTGACCCGGCAGAACTGAAAGAGGAATACAGCCCCGAAGCTTACGCGAACCTTTATATGTGCGTGTTCGTTGACGATACCGCTTCTGTGTTCAAGTTCGATGCGCTTTCTAAGCTGATGATAGATGCCACTAAATGGCAGGACTTTAAGCCAGGCGAAGCTCGCCCCTTTGGTAATCGTGAAGTGTGGCTTGGCTATGATCCGTCGCGCACCCGCGACAACGCCTGCTTAGTGGTTGTGGCCCCGCCCATTGTTGCCATAGAGAAATTCCGCTGCCTTGAACGGCACTACTGGAAAGGCCTGAACTTTCAGCACCACGTCAACGAAATAGAAAAAGTGTTTAAGCGCTACAACGTCACTTACCTGGGAGTTGACACCACAGGTATTGGCGCTGGCGTTTGGGACATTATTCACACCCTGCACCCCCGCGAAGCTGTTGCTATTCACTACAGCAACGAAAACAAAAACCGCCTGGTGATGAAGATGATTGATGTAGTCGAAGGCAACCGGCTGCAGCTAGATCAGGATATGAAAGATTTACCCGCCGCTTTTATGGCGATTAAACGCGGCATGAGCGGCGGCGGCGGGATGATGACATTCAAGGCTGACCGCTCTGAAAAAGTGGGCCACGCCGACGGCTTTTGGGCGCTTAGCCACGCCATCATTAACGAACCAATTAACTACCAGCATAAGAGGTCTTCCACATGGTCGATTTAGCACTTACCACCACTGATCAGCAATCGGCTGAAGCAGAGAAAAAGCCCAGCACTGTGGTGTTCAGTATGCCTGAAACCGTGATGCCTAAAATGTGGCTGACTGATTACGACTCGCTTTATTTCAACGAAACATACGACTACTGGGAGCCACCTATAGACCGCCATTTGCTGGCTAACCTGCCCCGGCGTAATGCCCAGCATGGTGGCATTTTGCAAAGCCGTGCGAATCTGGCTTTATCCCGCTACATATCCGGCGGCATGACAGCCCAGCAAATGGGTTCTGGCTTTCTAAACCTTGTCCAGTTCGGTGATGTTCCTCTTTTAAAAATCCGTAACAGCTTTGGCAAGGTGTTGCGCCTTTTCCCTTTGCCAAGCTATCGCAGCCGTGTAACTGGTGACGGTGGCTGTGCAGTGCTGGAACGCAACAACGAGATCAGACGCTATAAGGCCTCCGACATTATCTGGTGCCAGATTTACGACACAGTGCAACAGGTGTACGGCTGCCCTGACTATTTGGGCGGCTTACAGTCGGCCATGCTGAGTGAAGACGCTACTCTGTTCCGTCGCAGGTACTACATCAACGGTGCTCACATGGGCTTTATTCTGTACGCCACCGACCCAAACCTTGACCCGCAAACTGAAGTAGAGCTGAAGAAAAAAATTCAGGACAGCAAAGGCGTTGGTAACTTTAATTCTCTTTTTGTGAATATCCCCAACGGTAAAGAACACGGCATACAGATTATTCCGGTTGGTAACTTCGAAAGTCGGGATGAATTTATGCATGTTAAGTCTATCAGTGCGCAGGACGTGTTTAACGCCCACCGCTTCCCCGCTGGCTTGGGAGGCATGATCCCGACTAACACCGCAGGCCTTGGCGACCCGCTTAAATACAACGAAGTGTATTTCACCAGCGAAACCAAACCTTTGATTAAAATCATGCAGGATGCGGTGGCGCGTGATCCGGAAGTGCCAGCTAATTTAAAACTGGTGTTTGATATGGAAGAAAAAACGAAGGCGGCTTAAGTGCCGTCCAGTCACAGTTGTTTAAACTCGATAAGTCACAGCGCTTCGGCGCTGCGCAGTCACATTAAAACAACAGTTCCTGCTGCAGCTTTTTGCGCTCGGCTGGCGGCAACGCTTTGAACATTGCTGATACCAATTCACTGGCTGTTTTTGACGATGGGCTTAAGGTGTGGCTAAACGACACTGTACTTACAAAGGTGTGGCCGCATTCTGGATCCGTGCAGGAACAGTACAGGTTTGCGTAGCCAACACTGATTCTGTCCGTTTTCCCGATCACCGCTTTTGCTGCACACGTTGGGCATAGTATCCGCATGGTTACAACCTCGCTTATTCAGCTTTTTTAAAGCTCTTTGCCAGATATAGATCGCCGCAAGCCCTAGCACTGTTTGCGCCTAATTGAAAATCCCATGTACCTACTTTCTTAGCTCCACGCTTTAAAACCAGTCCCTTCTTTTTCGCTGCCGTCTTTGTCATGACTTCAACAGGCACACAGTCTATTTCTGAATTTTTCACATGAAAAATTCTGCCATCCAGCAGACATTGGCAAATTCTTATTTTTGTTTCTAAGTACTGCTTCGTTTTCTGGTCCATGTTTTAAGCCTTCTGTGCTTCAGTCACTTTTTTACTTACGTCAGTTCCCCAGGCATCAACTGTCACTGATTCACCTGTATCAAGGTGTATTAGTGTGCCGCTTCTCCCGTTGTAGCTGACTTCTTCCCAGTGCGTAATTCTTTCAACAATAATGTGAACTGGTCCACCATGGACGCCATATGTCCGGAAAACTACTGGTGTCATAAATCCCCCTGCGGTTGTGTTTTATCACCTGCTGATAACAAAGCGGCCAGTATTGCTTGCTGTTCTGGTGGCGGCAGTTCGGCAAAGTTCTTTGCCCAGCGTGCAGCCTTGCGCTGAATACGTTGTCTGTCTGTGGCGTTTTTTCCGGCGTAGCGGTGGTAATGCACTTTACCTGGTTCAAAGTTACACCACACAGTTTCAGTTCTTACCCCGCCGTGTGACATAGCTTGAAAATCCATGCTCCACCAGCCTGATAATTCCTGTTCGTAAATGTCGTTTCGGTAGCCCGATAAGATCACCAGTGCAGGCACTGCCTTTATTATCTGCAGCAATTCCTTGTGCTCTTGTTCTGTTATCTCAAACTTATACCTATGTTTACTCGTTCTGGTGCTATGCAAATAAGGCGGGTCGCAGTAGATCAGCGTTTTACCAGCTGCAGCGTAGTCAAAGTTCGCTATGTAGCTAAAGGCATCCCCTAAAACAAGTTCTGGTACCACGTAGTCAGCTGCATCTATTCCACTCGAGCTGGCATAGACAAAACCGTCTATGCATTCCTGATTTTTATCAATACCAATGCTGCGGCTGGCTGGGCCTTTCCTGCGCATGACTGCGCCAGTGCCTAAAAACGCTTCGATATAGGTGTCGTGTGGTGGCATCAGGTTGATAATTGCCTGGTAAACACCGCTGCCATTTTTCGCGCCCAAGTAACTAGCTGCTGACATAGCTGCCCCCGACTACGCTGAAGCACAGACAGATATGTCTACGAACCCAGGTCCCATAGTCAAATTCAACTACATTTTTCGCTATGGCCAGCGTAGTCAAAACTGACTGTGCTGCAGCTGTAAAAGCAGCAGCAAGGCCTGTGCAGTCGGCCCTGTCTATTCGTGCCGGTGCCAGCTGGCGCAGACATTGCCGACTATGGTCGACCGCGAGCAACAACATAATTCACCCTCTGGCTTTGGTTTGGTGGTTCTGGCAGCTGTTCCACGGTTCCGTGGCGCATTTTCCAGCGCGTACCGCTGATATTTACCGTATAGCCCCTGTTCAACAGGGTGATGGCCTCGGCGTCAAGCCCGTGGAGATTGGCCTTTTCTGGCGGCTTTTGGGTTGGCGCTATTTGTTTACCTGAGTTCCGGACAGAACCCCGATCTTCTGATCCCCCCTGCGATCCATCCGTACAGTTAGCGCCACAAGTCCAAGATTGTCCGGCTGCGCCAGACTTAACAGCGCTCCGGCGCATTTCCCACTTATGCGGCCGCGTCAAAACCGCCACTGAAAATGTGCCGATGCCCTTTACTCTTTTTACTGCTTCGCCGTACTCGTTGCCGTATGGGGTAACTTCGTACTGAATTTCTACCTTTATCGTGCGTAGCGCCCTGATGAAATTTACAAAGTCGTTGCTTTCTGCAGCCTGGCGCAATTGCTCCAGTTCTTTCATGTGTTCTTCGCTAAAGGCTTCGCGCACACGCCGAATTTCGCGGTAGGCCGTTATTGGGTCGCAGCCCTGAAACTGGAATTGGCGAATGTTCCATACGCTGGCCCACGTTTTCACGTTCATTACGCCTTCGCCCAAGGTTTTGCCTGTTTCGGCGTCTATCAGATCAGCCACTTCAAAACCGTTAATGTTTTTGCTGACATATTTCGCAATGTAAGACGCTGCACTGCCCTTGCTTTGGTCGATGTATTCAGCATCAAAGCGTGGCTGAAACGGATAATGGAACTTGCGCGGCTCGCTGGCTTTTTTACCTAATGACTTTTGATAACCCCACGCAGAACGGGCTTTGCGGTAAAGCTTGCGTAACTTATGGCGGTTTTTAAAACGGGCTAATAGTTCGTCTTTATTTTCTTTACAGAAGTACCAGCGAATGCAACGGCAAATTGCTTTAAGGTCGCCCTTTGGTGCAAACAGCAGCATGTGCCAGTGCGGCGTACCGTCTTTGTGTGGTTCTGCCACCCGTACACCGAAATACTGGGCACCTGCCCTTTTTAGTTTGGCGCGTGCTTTTGCCCAGGTATCAACCATGTATCTGCTGGTGTCTTTTGGGTTGCTGCCGTTCCATTGGCTGCTGGCTGAATGGTATTCAGACGGTGCTGTCACTGTGATAAACACGGCTCCAAAGCCTATTTCTTCGGCCCATTCTTCCATGCCGCGAATGCGTTTCATCAGTTCAGCCCGGGCGTTTTCAGGGTTGGCTGTGCTTGCTTCAATGGCGTTGATCAGTGCTATTTCGTCGCCGCATTCATTGACCAATGTTAAAGATTCGGCCCAGCGGCGCTGTGCTGCTTTATCCCGGATAAACTCTGCCACAGCGCGGCGGCTGGCGTATGGGCTGGATTCTCTGCCAACCTTGCCTTGCATTATTTCCAGCGTTTCAAGGTGCTGACGACGCAGCTTTAGCAGCTTGCGGCGCCACCACTTGGCACACTGGATCCGCAGTAAAGCGCATTCCATGGCTAAGGTGTCGGTTTCCATACCCCACAGCGGCGGCTGAACTTGCGGCAAACGCTGCACGCTTAAGCTGCACACTATTTCGTACACCGCTTTTACTCTGTCTTCGTGTTCGATGTATTCCGGCCCTAAACATTCGGCGGCTTCCACCATGTCGGCATAGCACTGCTGGGCCAATTCGTCGGCCAGCTTTTTGGTGCTTTCTTTGTGGTTTATCACCTTGGCGGGAATTTTAAACTGTTGCAGATAACGCAGTTTTCGGCCGTATTGCTTGCGCTTTTTCGTGGCCGCTTTGCGTAACTTCAGGTTGTTTTCTGGTGTCGGGTTGTCTTTTGCTGCCTGCGCCAAAGGCCAAAGCTCTGCCGTGAAAGACTTTGGCATCCCATGCAGCATTTTATCGACAAAACGCTGCTGGTCACGGTTAAGGGCTGGGTTTAAATGCATAGTCAGATCACTGCTTTACTTCACGGATTTCAATTGGCCAACCTACCCAGCTTTTGCAGCTGCGCGACTCAACCAGGCGGCCGTCTACTGGTTTGCGTGATACCAGTTCTTCGGCGCAGTACTCGGCTGAAATGGTTCCAGTCTTTTCATCTACCACAGCAATGATAAATACCAAGAAGGCTAAGCTGATGCCGCACCCAACACCTGCAAAAATTCCGCTGGCTTTTACGGCATCAACAAATGAAAACTTCTTTGGCTCTTTGATTGAAATCATGATGTAAGCCCCTTACCGACAAACATGCTGAAACCAACAGCCGCTGTTTTAGTGATCGTTTTGCTTTGAAACTTTTCCAGCAAATGCAGCTGGTGTGGCATAAAGCAAAGGGTTATTTCTTCATCGTCCACAATTGTGGTTTCTGCGGTGCCTTCTTCGTCGGTGTACATAAAATCAAAGGCGGCGTGTTCGCAGGTTGGATCAGGGTTTATGGTTTGAATAAAGCCTAAACGCTCATGCACTTCTGTACCGCCATTGGAATAACCGACAGGCGCAATAGCGATTAATCCCTGCAGTTTGTCTTTCAAAACGGCTACAGCACGGCCAGCCGGAACACGAAAATTTGTGATTGCCGCTAATGCGGCTGTATTGGTTTGCTGGCTCATGGTGTCACCAATCTTTGGAAATTAATTAATAAAATGACCATCACAACAAGCAGAGTTTGTGATGTAACTTTTGCTATTTTTTCTGATCTGGTCAGCGGTTTATTGGCTTCTTTGATCAGCAAAAACAGATTCAAAGCCCACGACAGGCCAGTCAAAATACCCACGGCTATTGCTGTCATGCTGCTAAGCTCCTGTGATTGAAATAACGCACTAATTCCTTACCTGCCCAGCGGCCCATATGCACAGGTACGCCGTTGCCTATCTGGCGATAAGCGGCGGTTTCTGATACTGGAAATTTGAACGAATCCGGTATGCCTTGAAGGCGTGCATATTCACGTACTGAGTAAGGGCGAACCCCTAACGGAAAGCGTTTATCCGCAATTAGGCGGGTGCTTTTGTCTTTGGCGTAATGTGCAATGCACGTTGGTGCTATATCGCCTTTTGCTGGGTCTGAAATGATTGGTAAATCACGGTACTGGCCGCTCATTCTGGTGGCTATTGCACTGGGCAAAGTGACCTGTGGATCCGCTTCCACAATATCCGCAAGGCTGATAGCCCTTGTTCCTTCTGGCGGCCGAATAGCGAACTGGCGGCGGGTGCCAATAATGATCAGCCTGTCACGGCGTTGTGGCAGCCAAGTTTCGGTTTTAATCGGGCAAAAAACCTGCACGTAGTAATCCGGCAACTTACTCATGGCTTCCATTACCACCGGAAAAGCGCGCATGCCTGGCACGTTTTCAACTAAGTAAGCTTCTGGTCTTGCTATGGCTAAATGACGCAACGCATGCAGGAATAAATCGTCACCTGTGCGGGTTCCGTTTATATCTGCCATAGTGCTGTATTTGGTGCAAGGATAAGTAAACGCCATCAGGTCGCAGCTTTCTTGCTCCATAACCAACTGTTGGGACAAGTCGCACTGGATCAGCTTGTGCTGATGATTCGCACTGTAAGTTTTGCAAGCGTCTGCATCCAGTTCAAAGGCGCTGTTGATAACAATTCCGGCTTGCATTAAACCTAAATCCAGCAGGCCTATGCCGCTGAAATAGCTGTTTGCGGTAATTATCATGCTGCCTTCTCCTGTGGCATAAACAAGGCGATCAGCTCTTGGGCTTTGCCCCTGTTTTCTATGTCGGTTGATATGCTGCGCTGTACTTCAAAGCACTGCAGTTCTGCGCCTGAGTACAGGCCTCGGCTTTCGGCTGTGTCGTGGTTTGAAATAACCACAGGCACTTGGCAGTTTTTCGCCAGATAGGCCAAATAGCGCTGTTCGAGTGGGCCGAAACCGCCTGCGCTGTAGGCTGTAAAGTTGGCGGTGCTGGATAGCGGCAGGTATGGCGGGTCGCAATACACAACGCTGTCAGCTGGCAGGTGTTTGAAGGTTTCTTCAAAGCTGCGGCAATGCAGTTCGGCGCGGTCTAATCGGCTGGCAAAAGCGATCATTTCTTCGCATGGGAAATACGGTTCTTTGTATTTTCCAAACGCCACATTGAACTCGCCTTTCTTGTTGTACCGGCACAGGCCGTTAAAGCAAAATCGGTTCAGGTATACAAACAACAGCGCCTTTTCGTACTGATCAGCGGTGGAATTAAACCGGGCTTTCAGTTGGCGAAACATGGCATCGTTGTTATTGGCCGATGTAAACAGCTCCCGTGCATCGGCGATAAATAACGATGGATGCTGTTTAAGCTGCGTGAAGGTGTTGATCAGGTCGGGGTTTATGTCGCATAACACATAGGCTTCATAATCCGTGTTCAGGAAAATTGAACCGGCACCCACAAACGGCTCGACCAGGCACTTAGCCTTTGGCAACACAGAGCTGATACGGGCAGCCAGTTTTGACTTGCCGCCAGCCCATTTTAAAAATGGCTTATTCATTGTGGGATATCCTCATCCGTGAAGCCTTTGCTCGGCGCTGCTGGTTTATCAGCGGCGGCGTGCCACTTAAAATACGGGTAAGTGCCGGTAAGGATAAAACCCGTTCCGGCTGGCGCTTCTGGCAGTTGTGGGATCACCGCAACGCACGTTTCGCAGTAGCAGCGATAACCGCCGATATTTTCCTGCGTTAAATTCACGCCACAGCCTGAACATGGAATGCCATATGATCCGATAGTCATGCTGCACCTGCCTTTTCCTCAAAAACCTGTGGGCAGGAACACTCTTCAGATACTTCACCGCAACCTAAGCAAGTATTTTTTGCCGCCAGTTCCCGGTTGATATCGTTTTCGCAGTCTTCACAGATGTATCTTGTGTGGTGTGTGCCTGGGATCAGCACACTAAACAGCGCAGTCATAGCGCCACAAATTGGGCAACCTCCGACAATGCTCATAAGGCACCTGCCATAGTGTTAAAAAGTGTGCTGTACATCGAAGCGCCATCGGCTGCCGCAGCACTGGGGTTGTTTAACACTTCCTCGGTAAAGTACCCGTCAAGAAAACCCTGTGAATAAGCTTTCTCTGCCACTGCTGCATCGCGCTCTGCTGCTCTGTCTGAGGCGTTGCTGAATACATCAGCAGCAAACTTTTTAGCCAGAGTAACCAGCGTTTTTTGTGTGTACTCTTTTTCAAAAAAACGGTGATGCTGCATACCGTCTTTGATGATGCTCAGGCAGCTGCCTTGTTTTTTGCTTTTTCCGTAGTAATAGCTGGTAGCAAGAACCAAGCCTTGGATTGTTTCAACCAAACCCCTGTTACTTCTCCACACATAACCATTGTCGTAATTTCCTTCTTCTGACTTAAAGCCAGTTCCACGGCCTGTTGGCGGTGAAATCTTATAAGCTGTGTCTTTGAAATTATTCATAATGGCTTCTCCCCGTTACGCAGCAGGAAAGCCACGCTTTTTAGCGTGTTGGCTACTTTTTTTTTGGCTTCTCTGGTGGTGTGGTTTAGCGCTGGCATCCTTTCTAAAACCTGAGCTTGTTCGATCAGCTGTTTTGCGGCGCTTTCGTTTATAGCTGTTGGTCTGTGTTCACCTTTTGGCGCATAAACACTAAGGAATGACGGCTTATCCATATGCAACGCATAGCAGGCGCCGTTCACCATCGCTGTAATTAAGTAGTCACCCAAGGCGATTGGCCTTGTGTGGCTAAACTCAATTTTACCGTGCTGGGTTGTCAGCTCTGCAATACATCCGGTGATGTAGTCCACCGTGTCGCCCTGTTTAATCTGATAGGCTTTGACCTGCAGCGGCATAGCCACAAAACTATCGAACTGGCTCAACAACTGGCTATTTTGTTTAATGCTGTTCATAGCGCCACCTTCCCGCCGTTCTGCACGTAGGCAACAGCGTTTTGTGTGACTGGCTTCCACTGAAAATCTGGATACTTGCCAACCAAAATAAAACCGTTCGCGTCTGGTGCCTGCGGGAATGCATTAACGCAATGGCGGCAAAAACACAGGTAGCCGCCTTTGAGTTCTTCGGTTAACTGCAGGCCGCAACCTGGGCAAATCAAAAACATCGGCAGCAAACCGTCGCGCATTTTTTGCGCCCGCTCTTTTAAGCGTTTAGCCATTCTGGCTGTTAGGAAATAATCGGCGTCTTCTTTCTGGACCGAACACATCAAATAGTTCGCTTCGTTTTCCAAAGCTATGGCTGATGTTTCTCGGCGCAATTTCTCAAGGCTAGTGACGTTACCAATCTTGACTGGTGGCGGATCAAATCTGCTCATGCTGCCACCTCCACAACTTCAACTACTGGCTGATGGCGCTTAATAAGCAACTCTGCCACTGGCGTTTCTGTGTTTGGGCCCGACTTATAAACACTTAACTGATGGCTTGCACCGCAGCTGTCGCAAAAGCAAAAAAAACTATCTCCGGTCACTTTTACAGAAAAGCTTTTCTTCTCGCACACTGCACAAATCAGGTTGATCACATGGCACGGTTGCGGCACGTCTGTGTAGTTCTTCACACTGCTTTTTAGCAGCGGGTTTTCAACTGGTTTTTCAATGCTGGAGTTCATAGCGGCAGCCCCATTAAACGGTTGGTGTAAACGGGCTTGGCTGACTGCGTAACGGCTTTGGCTGGTTTAAGGATGGCTTTAATTTTGTCGAGGTAGGAGGCATTGCGCTGGGCTTGCTCCGGTGTGATGGCGTTCAGCTTTGCGCATTGCTCAAGGCCGACAATCGCTGAATTAATGCTGGCATTAGCCGTTTGGTCGTTGCTGGCATGTGCGGCCAGATACGTCAAAAGCTCCATGGGGGCTTTAAGTTTGTGTTCATTTTCGGGATGTACTGTATGTATATCCATGCTGGATACTCCACTGTATGTTTTTGACCGCCCTATTCCCCGACCCCTACAGTCGGTCGGGCTAAGCCAGTCAGGAAATTGGAGTTCTGACTGGCCGCCCGTAGGGATTTGCGCCTGTGTTCTTGGGGGAACTGGGGCACGGACAAAGCGTAATCGCAGGCTCGAAGTACTTCAATGGTGCGATTTAGTTGTAGGGCTTGAAGCATGGCCCTAAACTGCAATAGTGAAAGTTAGTTCTTGGGGGAACAAAACATGAAAACCGTCAATTATCTTGACGCTGTCAAAGCTGCGTATTTGCTGGATTCTGACTATCAGTTAGCGAACAAACTTGCTGTAAATCAGTCAAGAATAAGCACTTACCGCACAAGAGGTGGCGCTATGGAAGATGATTTAGCGATCAAAATTTCCTACCTTTTAGACCTAAACCCTTTAGCGGTGCTGGCTGACGCTCATATAGAGCGCGAAGAAAAGCGCGGTAATAATTCTTTGGTAATTTTTTGGCAAGAAGTGAAGAAGTCTGGAAAAATGGACGTTAATGTCCTGTCTAAGATGGTCGCTTAA